CTAAACGATAGCTATGATAAGTATATTTTCAGCACTCTGTCAACTGCTGCAACTGCAAAGGCTGATAATATGATCGGTACTGATGAAGCACCTGTTAGTATTGCTAACGCAGACGCAGCTGTTGATGTATTCATTGATGTAGTAACTAAGGCAAACAGAAACAACATTAGTAATATTGACAGACGTGCAGTAGTAACTCCTGAGGTTGCTGGTGCAATCATGAAGTCTGAGAAGAGAAGCATTACTCCTAAGTTTGCAGAGTTTATTGAGACCGGTTACATTGGTAATATGTACGGTGTTGAGGTATTTAGTAGCAATAACCTGGCAAAGTCTGAAGGTGGTAATGATCTGATCCTCTTGACTAATCCTAACATGACTACTGTAGCCAGCCAGCTGCTTAACATGGAAGCACTTCGTTCTGAGAAGAGCTTTAAGGACCTTGTTAGAGCTCTGCATGTATACGGAGCAAAGACTGTATACGAGAACGGTGTAGTAGGAGCATATGTCACTCTGCAGTAATTATATACAATACTGAGATTATAGGTAGACTATATAAAATCTACCTATAATTTCAAAAATTGACTATAAAATATACATATCTTAGAATATACTACAACGTAAGGAGCTGGTGAATATGTGCTACTTGACCTACTCTCAATACAAGGAGTATGGGGGACAACTTGATGAAGAAGTGTTCAATAGTTTAATTGATGTAACTCAGTCAGTTATTGATATGAGTACGTTTAATAGATTATTGAGATACGATAATACATTACCTGATTTTCTCAGTGATATAGTCAGTAAGGCTACTTTTTATCAGCTTGAGTATATTAACAATACAGGCGGACTTGATGGAATACTTGGACAGGATAATATAGGTAATGTGAAAAGTGAATCAATCGGTAAATATTCAGTAACTATTGATTCAGAGAATAAGAAATCATTTAAGATTGGAGATATAGTATTAAATACGCTTGCAGCAAATGAATTGGATAAAGCATATTTAAGGAACAGGTGGATTGGCAGGTGTTAATGTGAATCATATAGCAAATGAAGATTTAACACTATTAATTCCAGTTGAGGTTGACGAAAAAGATGTAGTAACCAAATATAGAGTAGTGTATCTTATAAATAGCAAGATGGAAGCAATTAACTCTGCTGAATTATCAGATATAGGATTAGATGATACAAAGGGAGTTGAAGTATATTTCATATTTAAATATAGCAAAGCTTTAGATACTGATAATAATAAGCTTACATATATAAATTGGAAACAATACGAATCTCTCGATGATGTTAACAAATTGAGGCATTTTAGCCTCAATGATAAAAATTGCCTAATTGTTAGAAATAGAATCAGTATTGATTCAACTGACACTAAGAAATCTATATCAAAGTTATATGATACTTATACAATAAGAAGTATTGAGGAACTTTATAAGAATAATAAAATACATCATTTAGAGATGATAGGTGTCTAATATGGCAAAAAACATTGAAATAGATTTTAAGCCAGTTATAAATGAAATAAACAAGCGGGCAGAAAAGGCAAAGCAGGTTGTATTGAAGGAAATGCTTGAAGATACAACTGAATTCGTTCCATTAGGTAAAACTGGAGACCTGAGAGAATCAGGTAAGGTAACACAGGATGGACTGGAATGGACAGCTGAATATGCAGAGGATGTTTATTATGGATTTAATGAACATAAAGTAGGAACTCGGGAGTGGTTCGAAGCTGCCAAACTGGTTCATATGGATAAATGGATGAAATCATTTCAAAACGAAATGAATAAGGGGTGAAAACATGCAGATTATTGATATACTTAAGGAATATATAAGTAATTTAGAATTTGTAAATTATAAGCTTGCTGTATCATACTTAAGTAAAGATGATGATTGCATGTCAATATCACCTTTACAGGGTGGAGAGCGTGAATATGATATAATTGGCAATTATACCGAGGATTATCAATTTAATATACAGATTAAGTTGAATTCTCCATCAGCAGTTGATAGCTCTAATGCTATCGGATTGCTAAATGCTCTCGGATTGTATTTTGAGGAAGCAAATAAAAATGATGATATGCTACCAAAATTAAACCAAGGGCAAAACGTAGAATATTTAAGAATACTGGGTAATCCAACTTTACAGAGTAGAGATGATAAAGGAACAGAGATATTTCAGTGTTCTTATGTATTAAGATATTATCAATCAATAACTTAAAGTTTAAAGGAGAAATTTGTTATGGCACTGAATAAGAAGAAGGCACTTAGACATGAGCGCGTGTATTACATTAATATAACTCCAGAAGCAGAGACTGAGAAGTTTGTTCTCTTTGGTCAGGGAGCTAATAGTCTGACTAATGATATGGGAGCAACTATTGAAGAGGATCATTATATTACTGATAAGAACGGTAGTTCTACTCGTACTGCTACCGCTAAGGTTCAGACTTTTAACGGTGATATGATCATCGGAGACGAGGCTCAGGATTTTATGGAGACCAAGGTGTACGCGTTGGGTACTGAGGCAGAGACTTCTTGGGTTGAGGTTGATGCATATAAGGCTCCTTCAGAAGCTGGAGTTTATCCTGCTCGTAAGGTTACCGTTATGGTCAACATTACCAACGATGGTTCTGGTGATGCTGGAGCAGCTCTGCAGTTCGAAGGCGAGATTAGATGGCAGGGTGACCCTGTTGAAGGAACCTTTAATAGAGCTACTAAGACCTTTACTCCTACAAAAGCAGCTGAGTAATTAAAGGAGGGACTATATTATGATTACTGAAATCAGTAGAGAGGTTGAACAGATTAAGATATTAGGTAATACTGTGGATTTGCTGCCTATTACCAAAGCATCAATTAAGCAGATTCAATCTCTTGGAGAGAGAGCGGGTGGATTAGACCTTGCAGATTTCGAGGAGATTCTTAAGATTGGTATCGGAGCAGATGCATTTAATAAGGTATTTCCTGATGATGAAAGTATGGATATCGAAATTATGGTTAAAGCTGCTTTGGTAGTATACGAGAAATTCCTTGACAAGAATATTGATAATATTCAGAGATTCAGTCAGAAGTATAGTCCAAACAGAGCAGCAAGGAGAGCAAACAAGAATAAATAAAGAATAGCAGGTGGTTAAATGGCAGCATACAGATTTAACCTGCTTATTGATGAGCTACCATCTACCGTTAATGTAGACGGTAGCTCATTTTCTATTAACACTGATTTCAGGTATGGATTACTATTTCATCAGTGTATAGAAGACGAGGAGATAAGCAGCGAACAGAAGCTTATACAAGCACTGGAAATTGGATATACTGATGAAATACCTGATAATTATGAAGAAGCATTTAAGCAGCTTGTAAAATTTTATTCATGCTTAGATTTAGACGGCAGAAGCATGGATGATTTAGAAAATGATACAGATGAACAGGCTGAAGATAATGATGAAGACAATGATGATGAGGAACAAGCAAGCGATTATATCTTTGATTATGATAAAGATAGCTTGTTAATATATTCAACCTTCTTTCAGGTATATAATATAGATTTAGTTGAGTCAGAATTGCACTGGTATAAGTTCATTGCACTCTTAAGAAGTTTATTTGATGAAAATAATTTAACTAAGGTTCTTCAATTTAGAGCAATGAAAATTGATAGTAAACTTTCTCCAGAAATGAAGAAGTATTATACTAATATGAAGAAACATTACTCATTAAATAAGCATACAGAGAGAGAAAAGAACGACATTAAGAAGAAAATGATGGAGGAGTGGGGATAATATGGCAGTAGGTCAGGTAAAAATAGACCTTAAATTGAATACTGATCAAGTATTTAAGCAGCTTGACCTCATAGAATCTAAAGTTAAAGCCTACGAAAAAGACTTAGGTAAAAACAAAGCAGGGGAAAATATAGCTAAGGAGTTTATTAAATCCATAGGTTATATTAAAACAGCTTTAGATGAAATAGATAAGGGACAGCCTGTATATTTACAGTCTGTAGCTGATAATCTGAAAAATATAAATAAAGCTGTAGAAATGCTTAATAAAACTCCTGCATTTTATAAATTTGAGAATGCATTTGATTTAAGTACAGCACTTAAAGGTATAAATACTTTTTCTAGAGAAGTTAATACAACTATATCAGAACTTGAGGCTAGAAAAATAAAAGTAAAAGTAAACCTTGGAATAAATAATAAAGAAGCATTCAGAGATATAGATGTAATAACAAAGGAAATTTTAAAACACTATAAAGCTGAATCAAATGAAACTGGAGATATCAAAGAATACGAATCTAAGCGTAAGAGTATACTTAAGCTTGGTCAGTCAATACGTAGTATGTTAAACACTGCTGAGAATGAAGGAGTATACTTAGATAGACTTACAGATAAATTATTTAGACTTCAGAAATTAGCTTTTGAAGTAAAGGATTCAGGATTAACTGGACTTCCAGCAGCTGAATTCGGATTAAGTCTTGGGAATATTACAGGATATACAGGAAAAATTGATGAGCTAAGAATAAAGGCTGAGGCTGAGGCTGTAGAGGCCAGAAAACAGAAAATACAAGAACTTCATCAGCTTGAAGAAGAAGAACTTAAAAAAGAAGTAGAGAGACATAAGCAAGTAACTCAGGAATACGAAAAGCAGCTTAATATACAGAAAGAAAAAACCAAAATAGACATATCAGTAAACAAGAAAGATATTCTTAATGATTTAAAGGGAATAGAACGTACATTTTCAATAGCAGGAAACTATCTTGATGAAGATAAATTCTTCTCTGGTACAAGTAGAGGTGGAAGAGAGAACTTTCTAAAGTCTGTACTTGTAGAAATTAAGAAGCTTACAAATGATATATCATTTGGCAAACCTGTAAATCTTGAGGAAACTGTAACTTATCTAAATTATGCCAAGGGCATACTTGTGGATATGGATAAGCTTACATCATCTGGAAAGATTCCATACTTTGATGAAGTAGGAAACATAGATAAAGCAGTATCAAGTTTATCTGGATTGATAACTCAGATAAAGGAATTTCAGCTAATAAAATCATTTACTCCTGAACAAGTAAATAGTATAGCTTACACTACTGAACAACTTGAAACTTTTAGAACTGCATTAAAGAATATAAAAGCAGAGGGAAATGCTTCTGAAATCTTTGCAACTAATAAATATATTGAGGAACTAGGCAATTATTTAGATATTGCAACAAGTAAAACAAGTAAGCTTACAGAGAAACAATTCGCATTAGCTTCTATAAAGGTACAGGAGAGTGATGCAAGCTCTAAGTTATCGCAGTCTTTAAATGAATTGGCTAAAGCAAGGGAGAAGGAACAAGCTATAGCCAATAAGAAGAAGTACGATGCAGAATTTGATGAAGTACTTAATTATCCTAAATTAATGGAAAAATTAGGTACTCCTATGCAGTCAAATGAACTTATAGAGTATTTTGATACTCTAATGTATGCATATAAAGATGACTTACAGAAGTATCAGCAACTACAAATAAGTAAAGTTGAAGCAGAGAGACAGGCTGCTGCTGCCATCAGTGAAGTAAATAAACAGTCAGTAGATAAAATAAAATCTGATAGAGAATCATATATAAACTGGTGGAAGCAAGCTCTAGCCGAACAAGAGGCTATAGATAAAGAAGTTCAACAGGCATTAGCTGAAATTGAAAAAGAAGAGCAGCAAAAACAGTTAGAGAGACAGCAGGAAGTAGCTAAACGTGAAGCAGAAATAGAAGCAGAAAAGAACAGACAGAAGCAAAGATCAAGGGAAGCTTACATAAACTGGTGGCAGCAAACACTAGCAGAACAGGAAGCCTTAGAAAAAGAAGCTGCCCAGCGTGAAGTAGAAATAGAAGCTGAAAAGAACAGACAGAAGCAAAGAGATAGAGAAGCCTATGTGAACTGGTGGCAGCAAGCAATGGCAGCTCAGGAAGCCACTCAGCTTGAAAATGCAAAACAGACGGCAAGAGGAAGTACATTAAGCATTAGTGCGGATGAAATAAGTAAAATAAATAATGCATTAAGCCAGCTAAATTCTCAGGCTAAAACTGGGACAGCTGGGGAAATGGAGAGAATGTATGAATATACAAATAAGCTTAATGAAGCTTTACGTATATTAAATAATACAGAATCTTCAGTAATTGATAAAGAGAATGCGTTGAGAGTTTTGAGAGGAGAACTCAACAATCAGACAAGTCTTTTATCAACTACTATAACTCAGCAGACTCAAGCAGCTAAGAAAGCTCAAATACTTGCAAATGCTAACAGTCTATTAACCAAGAAAACAAGTTTACTTGGTAGAGTACTTAAGCAGGTTAGCGGATACCTATTAATGTATTTATCCGTATATAGACTTGTTCAGGTTATTAAAGACGCTGTCACAATGTCTTCTGACTTAATAGAAATTCAGAACGTAGTAGATACAACCTTTGGAGATTCCGCAGATGCAATTAATAAATTCGCAAAAACAGCTGTTAGGGATCTCGGTATGGCCGAGCTTAGTGCAAAGAAATTTGCATCATCCTTTGGTGCTACTCTTAAGGCATCAGGCATTGAGGAAAACTTAGATGGTCTATCTATTGCATTGACTCAGTTGACTGGTGACTTTGCATCATTTAGAAATATTAGTTATGAAGATGCATTCCAGAAAATACAGTCTGCAATAACTGGTCAAACTAAGGGAATTCGTTTATACGGTGTAGCTGTTACAGATGCAAACCTAAGCAACTATGCTCTTGAACTAGGTATAAACAAGACAACCGATGCAATGACAGAGAATGAAAAGATTATGCTTCGTATGTCATTTATGCTTAGGGCTATGCAAGATTCTGCAGGAGACTTTGTAAAAACTCAGAATACTTGGGCAAATACAACCAAGTTACTTTCTGAAACTTGGAAGACTTTCTTAACTGTTTTAGGAGATACAGTAAGAATTGTATTTACTGGAGCATTAAAGTGGATAGTTGGATTTGTTCAAAACTTAGTGATTGTAATGAAATATATAAGAGGATTCTTTGCAATACTAAGCGATGCAAGTACAAGATTCGATGAATTTGGAGATATCATTGCAGGCAAATGGGCAGCCCCTGATTATAGCGGATTTGGTGACGGTATAGAATCTGAGATGTCTGCTATAGAGGAATCTGCAGACGATGCATCAAAGGCACTTAATGGAGTTTTAGCAAGTTATGATGATGTTCAGGTATTATCAAAGCAGACAGGGGCAGGAAATAGTTCATTAACTGCTGCAGATTTTAACCTTGATCAGTTACTTGCAGAGCAGCAGGCAGCAATGGCACGATACCAGTCAAATATTGAGATGCCAGGCTTTGATGTAGAGAAGTTATACTCAGCTGTTGAGTGGTATAACACATATGTAAAACCTATATTTGATTGGCTGCTAAATAATGGAGATGCAATCAAGAGTGTAATCATTGGAATACTTACAGCTTTCTTAATGTTTAGAGGCTTACAATCAATATATACTGGTATAACCACAATAAAAACAGGAGTAACTGGTGTAATTGGAGCATTCAAAACATTAGGTTCATTATTTGCAGCAGGCGGACCTGTAGGCATTGTAATAGGAGTAATACTTGCAATTGTAGCTGCTCTAGTGTTGTTATATGCAACATCTGAGAAATTCAGAAATTCCATGAATGAAGCCTTTAAGGTAGTAGGGGATCAGGCTGCCAGAATTTGGGCAAATCTTCAGGAATTATTCGGTGGATTAAGTGAAATATTCCAAGACTTTGTGAATAATCTTAACGATTTAGGATTTGACATTAAGAGTATTTGGGATTTCATAGCTGAAGTAGTAGGCGGAGTAATTATAATTATAATGCATATACTCAGCGGATTTATTGAATTTACAGTTAAACAATTTGGAGGATTATTCCAGGTATTCAGCGGATTAATAAAGTTCCTAACAGGTGTATTTACCGGTGACTGGAGAAAAGCTTGGGATGGCATTCTAGACATCTTTGCAGGTATAGTTAAACATATACTTGCAGGAGTAGATGCAATAATTGGAGCAATCAATAGTTTGTTAGGTCTTGAACTTCCTAAGTTAGGAGACTTGTTTGATGATTGGATAGAATCAAAGAAATTTACACCAAAGTCTAGTACAAATAATTCAGCAACTGTAACATTTGCTGATAAAGGTTCTGGTTATTCTGGTGGTGGAGGTAAATTCGGAAGTAATAGTACAAATGATATAGCATATACTCCCTACGGTATAGATGAATATACTTTAAATAGTATGATGAATAATTCTGCTAATAGTATGAAAAATGTACTTGGGGATATGCCTACAGAAGCATCTGATTATATGTCAAGTAGTAGTGGATACTTAGATGTGTTAACTTCTGAATTAAAGAGTACTAATGCAAATATTGGAAAGATGAATACTGCATTAGCTCAAGCAAGCAGGAAGAATATAAATATTGAACTTGATGGAAAAATAATTGGACAGTCTAGTGTAGACTTTATAAACGGAACAACACTTAGAACTGGAAAGACTCCATTAGTAGGCGTATAACTGCTAAGCAGGTAGTCTGAAACATGGCTACCTGCTTTTAAACTTAGGAGGTTTATATGAAAACAACATCTAAATATAAAATAAACGGTCAACCAATTTTAGCACCTACAGCGATGGATATAAATTATACAAGACAAGCAAAAACAGCAGACAGGTCTGAATCTGGAATCTATGATGATGATAGAATAGCAGATGGAGTAGATTTAAACTTAACATTCAAACCTAGAAGCTGGGAGGAAACGTCTTATATAATGACATTGTTGAGCAATGGTCAATATATAAACTTTACTTATAGAAGTCCCAAAACAGCTGAATATATAACTCAGACGATGTATGTAGGAGATAGAAATGTAAGTATACTCAACGATGTAGAAGATGATTCATTTAGTAATTTTGAGATAACGGCTCATATAGTAGCTAAAAACAGCGATACAGAGGAGTGATACTATGATTGCTATTTCTGACGAATTAAGAGAATCAATTGAATCCTTTGGAGATGAAAAGTCATTAAATATAAGCCTTCAGAATACTAATATTACAAGTGATTTAATATCTCAAGGCAGTGTATCAATGACGCAGGGCTTAAGTAGTAAAGATAATTATTCTATAGGGAATACAATATGCACTGAATTAAATTTTTCAATCATTAATAATAAAAATAGATATACTGAATCATCATTTTATAATAAAGATGTATCAGTAGAAATGCATATAAAAACTAAGGAAGGAAATAATCTACAGCTAAATTGTGGTAAATACGTATGTCAAAGGCCTACTATAACAAACAGTGGTAAAATAGATATTAGAGCATTTGACTATATGATAAAATTTGAGATAAATAGTAATAAATTTTTAAATACTTTAACTTATCCAATAACTCTTGTAGAGTTTATAAGGAAAGCTTGCGAATACGTAGGTATTGAGCATAATATAGCTGATGATATAGTAAACGCAGGCTTTTTAATCAAACAGAGACCAGAGTCCCAGAAGATAACTCTTAGAAATATAGTCGGAATGGCTCTAAGTATAGCAGGAGGAAACGGTAGAATAAACACAGAGAGCAATAAGTTCGAAGTAGTATACTTAGAGGACTCAGGCTATACAGTACCCGATAGCGTACATTTAAGCACTATAGAGATAGAAGACTACCAGATTGCTCAAATAGGATGTATAGTGGCTAGTAATAAAGAGAACAGAGATGTGATCTATGGGGACAGAGACTCTTATGTATATTACATGGATAGTAACGAGCTGATATACGGAAATACAGATGATGAAATAGTGAATATGCTTGGTAATATATTACCAAAGATTTCAAATATAGACTATAAACCTTTTAAACTTCATATAATGAGAGGGTTGATATTTCTTCAGCCTGGGGATATAGTATCATATGTATATAACGGAAAAACATATAAAGCTCCTATACTTGAGCGAACTTTAAATGGAATATATCTCGAAGATGATTTAGCTGCATCAGGTTCTGAGGATAGAGACAGACTCAGACAAGATACAGTGTCATCTGGTCAAGTTTCTGGTATTATGTCAGGGGGATATGATAGATATAACTTGACCTCAACAAAGAGATACTTAGATTCAACAGGTACTGTAATCATAGCGATGGGAATGTATCATAGTAATATAGATAAGGAATTAATATTTAAACCTAATGTATTCGGTGGGGAATACTTAGGTATGGAGACAAACTTCCAAGATATAATTTCTAATACAGATTTAATTGATGTATTGCCAGATATGACCAGAATAGACAAAGAAAATATATAAGGAGGACACTCAGTATGGCTGACAATGAATCAACTGTTGATATGCAACAAATTGAAACAACTATACAAAAGTTAGGATTAGCAGAGACTTTAAATGAATTAATAGGGCAAAACAATGAAGAGTGGTTGCAGGATTTTATGTATGGAATAAAATGCGGAATAGCTGCTCAGAAGATGTTGAGGTGAAGTTAATGTTTAACTGTACAGATGCATTCATATATGGATATTTGATAGGATTAAATATAAACATTCCAAGAAATAAGAATAAAAACATTGGGGGAAATAAAGTATATATATGTGATAATAACGGACCATTTGCAACTGCTATAGAAGTTGATCAAGGAAGAGGCGGAGGAATACGCGGAGAAAACGGAAAGCCAATGCCTGGAGATGTACCAAATCCAGGTAATCAGATTTGTGGAACTGGTGGAGGAATAGACTATGCAGGTTATGGTGGACAAAAGGGAGCCTTTGGATACGGTGGAAATGGCTTAGGTCCTCTATCAAGTGGAGGAGGAGCTGGCTGGTATGGCGGGGGCAGTTCATTTATTCATTCTGGAGGTGGTGGTGCAAGTGGTTTTGTATGGAGTAGAAAATTTAGTAGATATGTTCCTTCAGATTATACTGTACCTGAGAGAATGATGGCATATAATCCAAAGCTTGAAATAGGAAATAGAGAGGGTAACGGTGTATGTATTATTGAAAATACAGTAACTGGAGCACTTACTCAGTTTGATTATACTGGTCAACCTCAGGAATATGAAGTTATTGAGGGAGGAATATATAAGATAACTTGTTACGGAGCACAGGGCGGAAGCTTTGTAAGGTCTGATCCTGTAATGTCTGGCGGACTTGGTGGATATGCATACGGAGAATTTCCATTACTACCAGGAGACATTTTGTATATATACGTAGGTAAGGAAGGCGGAATATCATCTATAACTAGACCCTTTGGCGGTGGCGGAGTAGGCACTGGCGGATGTACTGATGGCGGTGGAGCGACAGATGTAAGACTTAAGAGAACAACAGACATCGACAGAGATGGTTTATGTAGTAGACTCATAGTAGCAGGTGGAGGCGGTGGAGTAGGCAGACTTAACAAAGGAGAAACTCCTTTGGATTTAGAAACCTGGACCGATTTATTAGGTACAGACCCCAATAAGAAGAAGGACAATGAGACAGATACTTCCAAGAATTTAATCTTTGATTTAGGTTATGTACTTATTTCAGATTTATCTGTTTTACATTGTGATATGTACTATAAAGCATCTTTTGATACAACTAATACAATAAACTTTAAAGTTTATGTTGATAGTGAGCTTTGGTTTGAAAGAGAATCTGCAATCATACCTGGAGGAGGCTTTCATAATGAAGAATGGTATTTCTGGGAGAAATTATCTGAGAACACTCCTGCATATATGGCTCATGTAGTACTTCATATTGAACCTCATGATACATTATTAATTCCTGAAAATGGAATTAAGGTATGGATTGAAACACCAATAAGAAATGTAGACAATAACAATCCAGAAGTTAATGATTACAATAGACCACTTATAAAAATACCTAAATCAAATGTAATGTATTTTAGGGATTTTGTGGCTATTGAAATTAAGGAAAAACAGCCAGATAATACAGTATCAAGGAATGATAAACTTATAATAAATGATAATGTAACAATTGATATTATTGAGAATCCTATTAAAAAAGTAAATAATTCAGATAATATTATAATTGTAGATGCTTATATAATTAATCAAAGAGATGTAGACATACAAAAAGATAATAATAAAGCATCTTTAGTTATTGGAGATTCATTGCTAATTAATAAGGAGGATACAGGTAATGAAGAAGAGTAATGTAGCTTATATTGACGGTGTAATTGGTATAGTTAGGCAGCAGGGTAAGAAGAAACCTATTATAAATATTTATCATAATACAATGAATGAACATGCTCAGAATGTATTGCTTGGTCTGTCTGCAAGTCTTCTATTAAATGGAGCATCTCCAACTCCTTTTAATAGATTATGCTTTACAACTCCGGGAATGCGTTTTCAGTCTGAGATTGGTACATCTACTAATAAAACTCAGTTACAGTATTATGACCCAAATAATCTTGATAAGGATAATTTAGGTTTAACTGCTTTATTTTTAAAGATTGATGATGATGAACTCGCAGCACTTAATTCAGGTTCTAAATACTTGCCAATTAAAGATGCAAATGGAAATTTAAGCAGCAAGGTAGTAGCATACGGAACATTTAAGACAGTGAATGCAGTAGATAAAACGGGTATAATTACATTTTCAGACGAATCAAAATTAATTGAGCCTTATAGCTGTGCAAACGCTTGGTTATTTGAAGCAGATAAGTATAGCTTTGAATACAATGTAATAGCTATAGCATCTTTAGATTCTTTAAATACTTTTGCATCATATAAATGTATAAGTAGAGTAGACATATTCGGGTCAGGAAATGAAATTACTAAGAATTTTATTGTTCCAGGATTTACTGGAATTACAGGAGCAAATGAAGTATTGCTTAATTATACTCAGGACGGAGTGAGTAGATGGAGATATAATCTTAAAACAGGTAAAACGACAGCAGTTGAAAGTAATGAAGCAGCATATAATATTGATATGACTAATGTAGGAAATCAGCAGGTAGTATTAGACGGTAAGTTATATTCATTAAGGTCTGGAAACTATGGCTATCCTGCATCATACGTTGATGTGTTTGATTCAACAGGTGCATTATTGAAGTCTATAACTATTTCTACAACTAACTATAGACCAAGGGGATTATTTACAGATGGAACAGATGTATACATATCTGTAACAAAAGTAAGTACATCAGCTTCTATAACTGCATCAATGCTTAAAATTAATCAGTCTACATATGCAACAACAGTTGTTAAGAATTCAGCATTTACTGGTTGGGCAAACTTGCCTGATGGATTTGATATTGATGTATCATCTTATATAAAGGCGAGTTACGTAGTAAATAATGTAAGATATTATGTAGTTGGAGACTATGCTCTTGATGTACAGTTTATATGTTCTGATATCATGAACGTTAAAACATCTATAGTTGCAGAAGCACCTATATTTGATTGTGTAGTCAGTGTAGATAATACCCCAGAAGGAGTATATTTCATTTGTGGAGGAACTAAAACAACATCAGCTCCTAGCGCAGGCGCATATAATGAAAGAACAATATCTCCTATGTTACCTCTTAACAAGATTAGAAATAGTGATAATACTGCATATTTAGATACTACATTCCAGAGCAGCGGGGTCTGGGTGAATAATAACTCATATGCAAACTTTTTAAGCTTTGAAAAATATGATACATTGCAGAGTAAAACAATCGCCCAGAATTTTACTCTTTGCTACGGATACGAAATTGGTATAAGATAACATATTGAAATAGATTAACACATGGTATATTTATAATGCTATGTGTTAATCTATTACACTAACATAAAAAGGAGTTGAGGTATGTGCGAGAAAAGATAATAAATTTAAGTAATCAAGTAGAGATACTTGATAAGCAATTTAAATCTCTTCAGGATGAGCTTGATAAAATCAAAAGAGAGAATAAGGAGCTCAAGAAGTTGATTTCAACTTACAATAAAAACCTTCTTCAACGGGCAAGGGTGCAGAACGGGCAGAAAATAGCCCGTAAGGATAATGTAGAAGTTGATAAAATTAAAGAATTGTTAGCTTCTGGATTATCTCAAGACGAGGTAGCTGAGAAGCTACAATGTAGCAGGTCTACAATCTGGCGTAGACTTAAGGAGGTATGATATGGATATAATCATTAATAAAGATGTAGGGTATTGCGGAGTATTCGACGGAGATCGTCGATTAGTAATTAAGGAAAACGGGGACTGTTTGATGATGTCTCAATACGGAGAATGGAGACTATTAAGCAGTTCAGAAGCAGATATAAGACTGAACAGACTAAACGTAAATAAAGAGGAGTCAGCTCAAGAAGTTAAGAAATCTAAGCAGATGGACCAGAGGAATCATAAGTCAGTAGACAGGAATCGGGGAATGCTTAGACATGATACAATAAAGCTTAATGATAAAAATGTGTTTATTAGAAAAGTTGATAATCATAATATAAGGGGGTGAAAACCTTGGGAATTAAGATTGTGAAGGAAGTAGTAGAAGGAAAGACAAAGACAAAGAGAAAGATGGCATTTAGTAAAAAATTAGTAGTATTATTTTTGGTATCATCCCAGATTGTTACCTTAGTAACATTGTATTTATGTTATTTATGCATAACATTAGACTATCAAGGAAGCTTGCCATTTTTATCTGCATTGATAGGATTGCAAGAAGCCAGCTTAGGATTTGTATGTAGTAAATATTTAAGCAAGAGTGTTTCTGAGAATACTAAGGGTGGTATAGTGTATGATTTAGCACTACAGAATAAAGAAACAGAGCAGACGAAAGGAGATTTAGTATAAATGGATAAAATTAAACAGTATTTAACAAAGAATCAGTGCTATCAGGTAGGAGCAAGAATACCGAATCGTTTAGGTGTAGCAATACATAGTACAGCAACACCAGGAGCAACACCTGAGGGTTTTGCATCATCTTGGAACGTGTATCATCCAGGAGGCACAGACATCGGACCTCACCCATATACAGATAGTAACGGAAATGGTTTATGTGATAAGTGTGGCGGACGTCAGACATGCGTACACGCGTTTGCAGATGATACAAAGGTAATAGACACGCTCCCTTATAATATAAGATGTTGGGGACTTGGCTCAGGTGTTAATGGTAATGGTAATGATTACTATGTACAGATTGAGATGTGTGAACCTAAGGGTATATACTTTGATAAGTACTGGAACTATAAGGTAAAACCAGGATACGAGCAAAGTGTAAAAGACTACATTAATAAGCAAGCGGGTTTGATAGTAGAATGGATAGTAGACACTCTGTTAAGTCTTGGAATAAAGGAAGTAAACACGACAACAGTAACAAGCCATTACGAAGCATACCAAAGAGGAATAGCTTGTAATCATGGCGACCCTAAACAGTATTTAGGTTTAGCAGGATTGAATATGAATATCATAAGAAACAGGGCTAAAAGTTTGATGAATGAAAAGATAGGAAAAATTACAGACACGACAGATACTAGTAATAAAAACGAACAAGCCCAACCAATTAAAGAGGGAGACACAGTTAGGTTTACAAGTGACGCAGTACAGTATAATGGAAACTCGATCCCATCATCGTACAAGGTGAAGGAATACCAAGTAAAACAGATAAGGGGAGACAGGGTAGTATTAACAATTAACAATATTGTTATGTACGCTGTACGCCTCAAGCATATCACCAAAGTAGTAAATGAAACGAAACCAAAGGAACCAATTAAAGATGTGAACTACTTAATACGTATTACAGAGCCACCAGTTGAGATAAGGTCTAAGCCAGACCCTAATAGTAAGTTAAACGGTACTATCAAATCCAATGGCATCTATACAATAGTTAAGGAAACCTCAGATGGTTGGGGGCTTTTAAAATCAGGTGCAGGTTGGGTTTACCTTGCATCAATAGCTAAGATTTAAACAAGGAGGCAATGATAAATGGAACACGAATATAAAAATATATTAGATAGAATCATATATAATATATATGCATTCTTTAAATGGGGAATATAAGGAGGTTTATCATGAGTTATCGTTCTGGCGTAGCCTTTGTAACTAATGATAAGGAGAAATTAGACACAATAGAAAAGGAAGTTAGAAACTTTAAGACAACTTGTAAACTTTCTTTTATAAGAAATGACCATGCAGTAGTAGCATACATATCCCATTCTATGGACTCAGAAGATTTATACGCTGCAGACAGCTTAATATACAAAATCTGCAATGTAGTTGATGATGTTTATATAGAATATGCATCAGACACATACGAAATTACAGATGATTATTATAAGCCATCACTTGAATCTATAGCAGTTGATGCAACGATTATAGATTATGATGACTTTATAAAGAAATATGCAGCAGAGGAAGGGAGGTGATGCCCAGTGAATAAAATGGAACAATCAATTAAAGAATGCTCAGAGCGTGTACGTGGTAAGGGTGTAAGGTTTGATAGAATCCGTAGAATCACTGGTTAGGCTACTTAGTAGGAACAGTTGACCGCTGGGGTACAGGTAAGCAAGCAGAGCTAAGAGACCGTGTAAGCCATCAAAGTATAAAGTAAAAATTAAATAAAAATTTATATAAGGAATAGGTGTAGTCTAAGGATTATACCTATTTTTTATTTTTATATATAAATTTATATAAGGAGTAAGATATGGAATATATAAATGACTTAGGGGAACTTTTTGAAACAGCAGCTAAATTATATGATAGTAAGTATGAGCAAATTGAAAGAAGTGTAGCAGTTGTAAATAATAATATAGCTGTAGTAAATGGTATAGAATTAAAAGAACAGCATGTAAGAAAAGCTTTTAAGATAAATACATTAAAAAACTTAGACAGATTCGAGACTAGTGAAATATGTAAGAGGTACCATGTAAATTGTGATATAGATGGCATATGGTTAAGGTTGTTTATAAGTGATACATGGGATTATTTTGCAATGTGTACATACGATGGTAAGTATTTAAGAGCACGTATAAATAAAGTAAAACGTAAACTAGTAATCGGAGAGGCTAAACAATACGGGACAACTAATAGAGAATATATAAATAAAAGGTTACATTATTCTGATTATTTATTTAAAAGGCCTCAAGAAATAGGAATAAGTGAACATGTATTAGTAGCGATTGCATTTGGTCTATTTGATAAATATGCTGTTAATGATTTAGCAATACTAACAGTTAATCATAAAAACAGAAATCATTATGATAATAGACCTTGTAATCTTGAACCTTTAACAGATTATGAAAACGGAGTACACAGAGATGTGACAAATGAAATTATAAAATATGATGTATTTAAGAGTATGTCTTATGATGATTGTGTAAGATACAAAGAGTTAAACAGTGAACAACATAAGGAATATATAAAACTACTAAAGGAACAAATAAAAATAAACGATAGTGAAAATATAAATCATGATATATTAGAATATATACATAGTAAACAGACCACCAGCCTTTAAGGTTAGGTGGTCTTTGTTTATTTGGTAGTAATTGGTAAAAAATAGAAAATCAATTTTAAGGGGTTCCAGAGGGTCCAGAATGGGTTTTAAGGTTAGGGGGTATAGTTGGTAGGGGTAGGTGGTTAAAATTGATTGTAGGGGTTCCCAGGTGGGTCAGAATTGATTTTAGTGGGTTGTGTTGATGATGTGGGTGAAATTGGGGGATAATTGGGGTAGATTTGAAAATATTAAGAAATTGTAAATATGAAATTATTTTAGTGTAAGGTATTGACAAATTCAAAAATAAGCGGTATAATATAAGTAAGATAAGAGAGAAGTTAAGTAAGAATTAGAGAGTTTGAGAGAGATAGACATTAAGATAAAGAGAGAATAGCATTAGAGTTAAGAAATAAAGAGCATAAGATAAGTAAGAGAGAAGCATTAAGGTATAATTTAATAGAACATGGGGGTGTATAGCATGGCAGTAGTACAGGAGCTTAAATTAGGTGATGATACTTATAAATCATTGTACGAACAACAGACCGAGAAATTAGAATTATTAGGGAGTATACTTAAATTTAGTACAGCAGAACAGATAAAGAGAGACCAAGACGAAATAGAGAGACTGAAGACCGAGAGAGATACTTATAAAGGACAGGCAGAAGCAGCAGATAAACGAGTAGCAGAGATAGAGAAAGCTTATAGAGTAGCTAAAGTTAACTTAGAAAATAGTATAAGAGCAGAGAAAGAACAGCAGCTAACAGACTTTAAGAAAAACACAAATAGTAAAAAGATTAAGCCATTAGAGAGTAAGATTAGCGAATTAGAATTAGAATTAAGCAGTATTAAAGAAAAGTTAGACCAAGCAGAACAAGAGAGAGACACAGCAGTAAAGAGAGTTATAGAAGCAGAGACATTATTAAAGAGTAGAGACGAGGAGATTGAGAGACTTAAGACAATAGAGATTAAAGTAGATACAATTTATAATTATTTAACAATCAATTTAGAAGAAATTAAAACAATGATAATAAATAGTAAGTCTAAGGAAGAGATAATTGATACAATAGAAGAAACTGAAGAAACATTAAAGAGTAATGGTAGATTAGATGACTTAGAGAGAGATATACAGATAGCAAAGGCACTGGCAAACGGAGAGAGTAAGAGCACTGTGGCTAATAAGTACTTAGGCCACAGGTCTCAGCCTATGGCTGCTTTAAGTAAGAAACTTAAAGCAGATAGGTTTAATAGTTTAGTAGAATATTTTAAGGGTAACGTAGAGAATCCACCAGCTGCATATAGTGAACTTATCGGGTAATTATCAGGTAAGTTAGGTGGTAATTATCGGGTAAGTTAGGTGGTAAGTTGGGGAGGTAAGCGGTATGGCATTCGGAGAAATTACAGTAAATAAAATGGTAGAGAGAACGGCTTTAGATATAACTAAAGCTAAAGAGGATTTAAGACTAGCATATATATCATTAGGTAACATTATTAAGAGAGTAGATAACGAAGAGTTAGAAGTAATACAGAGTTATATAGCTGATACTTTTAATACTTTAGATGACTGGAGTAAGTACTATTCTTTATTTAATACTATATTAGTAGAGAAAACAGAAAACGATACTAAAGAGATAGCCAGGCTTAAGGGAATTATAGAAAGTTTAGAGGATGAAGTAAGTAGACTTAAAGACGAGAATAATAACAGAGTAGATAAAGTAGTAAAAGACTTAAATAAAGTATTAAACACGATAGAAGAGAATGCCAAGCTCATTGCTGGTAGTAAAGGCAATAGAGCAAAGCAAGCAAATGCAGTGGGTGTTAATAGTAATCGTTATATACAAGGTCTGGACACAGAGAAATTGATAAGTATATACAAAGATAATAATTACACTTTAACTAAGGAAGTGAAGGAGTTATATCATAGAAAATATGGTATAACTTATAATGGATTGAGGGAACGCCTGATTAAAGCAGGTGTTTGGAAGGGCAGAGCATAATAAACAAGGCACCCCCTTGAAAAGGGGTGTCTTTTATTTTTATTATGTATTCTTGGAATATTTGAAATGCAGGTAGTTATTGTAATATTAAAGAGATTTATATAAAATATATTTACAGAATTTTAAAAAAGTGATATAATAATTTTAGTATAAATAGAGAAGGAGAGAAGTGTAATGGAGCATGAATATAAGAACTGGCTTGATAGAATCCTGTATAACATATATGCTTGGATTAAATGGAGAGTATAAGGAGATGATAACATGAAAATGCTGTTAATTATAATGACAATATTTAATATAGCAAATACAATTTTATCATTAACATTATTTGATAAGCTAGACAAGACATTTATAATTACGGCTTTATACTTTATACTTTATAGTTTATTAGTATTACTTTTAGTATGGGGGCAAATGTAATGAATACTTTGTATATGCTCATTGGAATACCCGGCAGTGGGAAATCTACTTTAGCAAATAAGCTAAGTAAATCAGGATGTAAGATAATAAGCTCAGATGCAATCCGAGAGGAACTTGGATGTGTAGCTGATATGTCTAGAAATAAAGAAGTATTCAGTATTTTAAAGAACAGACTTAAGGAAACTATTAAAACAGATGATGTAGTAATTGACTGTACTAATACAAGAAAGTCATCTAGGCAGGATATTTTAAAAGACATAGATTGTCAGAAAATAGCATTATTTTTAAATACGGACCTTGGGCAATGTAAGATGAATAATCTATTTAGAGACAGAGTAGTACCTGTATCAGTTCTTGAAGGAATGTTCGATAACCTAGAGCCTCCATCATATGATGAAGGATTTGATGAAATTATTACATATTACAAAGCAGATTAATCAATATTTTATGGAGGATACTATGACTGAGGAAACTATCATATACTTATTTAATTTAATTAAGCCTGAATTGCTGTTATTGATTCCTATTGCTTATATTATAGGAACTATGATAAAACATAGTGAATCAATCAAGGATAAGTGGATACCATTTATTCTTGGAGCTATAAACGTTGTATTAAGTACGCTGTACGTACTTGCAACATCTAACATTGCAGGGTACCAGGATGTATTTACTGCATTGTTTATTTCGGTAACTCAAGGTATTCTTACAGCTGGCTGTTCTGTATATATTAATCAGCTAATTAAACAGTATCATAAGGAGGAATAAAGTATGACAGCTGAAACTATTATAGAAGCCGGGAAAGTAGTTTCAGCCATCCTCTGTATGATTGGTATTCCAATAGGAATATTTAAATTTCTGAAGGGATGGAATAAGAAGCTATTTGAAAAAATAGAGAATCTTGAGCGGTCTGTAAGAGACATAAAAAATGAAATTGATAACATGAAGGAAGATAATAAAAAGCGTTTTAATGATCTCTCAGATGAGATCAAAGATATGAGAGGAACAAGTAGAACGTTCTATAGTGTTCTGAACATTATCATTGAGATAATGTATAAGAACCATCCAGACAAGGATCTGGCAGATGCCAAGAAAACAATCAACGATGAGTTGATTGATAAGGCAACACATCAAGGAGGAGGAAATCATGGATAACAAAGGCATTGATCCTCAGGTACTCAATACAATGTTTACTTTGCTCGCTAACTTTTCCAGTGAGGAACAGAGTAAGGTGGAGGAAATACGTGAGGAATATAAAGAGAGGGAGCATAAGAGAGAGCTTGAGCATGCTAAGAATATAGCATACTTGAATAATAGAAATAAGATCTCTCTTGCAATTATCGGATTACTTGGCACAATAATCATTGTAGGTCTTGTAGTCTTTGGATTCATTGTGAATAATGCAATTAATAAGCATTATGAAATGGATCGACTATATCAGGAAGATATAGTCATAGAATTCGAGAGTGAAATAATCGACGAAAATGATAAAGAAACATTCGATGGAATTACTACCGGAGATAATGCAAGAATCGGTAGTAATGGAAATAACATCAGTATTGAAGGAAGTAACCAGATAAATAATGATGATTCTGGGGGTGAAAAATAATGGCTATTAAAGTAAAGGTTAAAACCGTAGTAAATAAGAGAGGAACTGAGCGTTACTTCGGTGAAGTTCATACAAAAGAAAAGAAGTCATATAAGCAAAAAGGTAAGGTAAACATTAGACGAGGAAACAGGAAGAAAAAGTGAGGTGGCAGTTCATATGATATTTAAGCGTGTCAGTGATGAGGAAATTGCTGATATGAACAGATATTTACTGAATTGTATGTCTCAGTCAATGCTAGAGAAAGTCGTGAATGAAATAGGACTTACAAGTATTGAAGAAGAGATAACCTTGCTAAGATACGGAAAAGCAAGATTGACAGTAGATGAAATATGTGAGAAATTAAATATAAGTCCTGGAACTTATAAAAAACACAGGCGTAATATACTGTATAAAATCAGTATATTCTTTGCAAATCAACATTTTGAAGTTTAATTAAAAGCGGGAGTTAATTAAACTTTTTTATGTCCTCCTTGTAACCATATATTGACGATGTAAAGACCATTAGATGTCTATTAAATGACATTTAATGGTCTTTACATTTTTGTGTTTATGTGGTATAATAAAGATAGTAAAGGAGGAGGTTATATGACATACTTTAACAATCCATACTCTCAACAGGCATTCCAAGGTCAGATGATACAGCCTTCAATGATTGCAACAGGTTATAATCAGTATAGCTACGGACAGCCACTATATGCAGGAATGCAAAGTCAGCAACCTATAAATTACGGGCAGATGCAACCTAAGGTAGATTTTCAAGGTGTGATAGTTAATAGCTTTGATGATGTAAGAACATATCCTGTACCATTAGGCGGAACTGTGATGCTATTAAATAAGTCAGCAAGTAAATTTTATTTAAAATCATTAGGAGATAACGGAGTACCAGTTATTGAAACATATGACTTCAGTGTATCCAATGCATCAAATAATGATACTGAACAAAATAAAACTGATAGCATAGCAGATTCATTCAGTAAATTAGAAGATAAAATAAATAATCTTGCTAATAGAATGACTACATACGAAAAGAATATAAATAGCAATTAAGGAGGATTTAATATATGGCACTTATGGATATGCTAGGAAATGCGCCAACTGGTGGAATTGGTGGAATTGGTGGAAATATGCCAATGAATAATATTATACAGCAGTTCGGTGGAATAAGTAACATGGCAAAGCAGCTTCAAATGTTTATGGGTAGAAAAGGTATTAATCCTAAACAGATGGCTATGCAGAATTTAAAAGATAAACACTTTAGTAACGAAACAATTGAACAATTTAGGGTATTTGCTAAACAGTCAGGTATGTCTGACGAGCAGATAGATTCCGGACTTAGACAAGCAGGAATCATTAAATAATTAGTATATCAAGATATAATGGCCAGTATCTTGCATATAAATAAAATTAAACTAGTAAAGGAGATAAAACATTATGATGGACGGTAGTGCATTAGACCTTGCCACTAACATCGGTATGATGAACAGACGAGCAGACGGGTATGACTGCATGGATGGATTTGGCGGAGGCTGGGGAATTTGGATTTTAATTATTCTCTTCTTCATTATGGGCGCAGGTGGAAATGGATTTGGCTGGGGTAATAGAGGCAACGCTGTAGATACTCTAACTAATGAATTCCTTTATACAAACCTGAATAGCACTCTTGACAGAGGGTTTAACCAGTTAGCAAATCAGAACTTTGGAATTCAGAAGGATTTATGTCAGGGCTTTGGCGCAACTCAGCAGGAGATAGCTAATAGCAGATTTGCAGCTCAGGAATGCTGCTGCGAGACTAATCGTAATATTGACGCAGTTCGTTACGAGAATGCTAAGAATACTTGCGATATCATTACTGCTGCTAATGCTAATACTCAGAAGATTATTGACCAGTTGACATCTGACAAGATTGATTCTCTGAGAACTGACCTGCAGGCAGCTCAGCTTCAGCTTGGTAACCTGTCTCAGACTCAGACTATTATTAATCAGCTCAGACCTGTTCCAGTTCCTGCATACTTGACTTGTAGTCCTTACGCATCCTATGGTGTGAACGGCTTCGGTTTTGGTTGGAACGGTTTAAATAATGGATGTAACAGCTGCGGTTGCTAATTGACAAACACTTCTCTATGTAATCATAGATGATAATTACAGGGAGACAGTGTATTAAGCTGTCTCCTTTTTATTTTGAAAGGAGAATATAAACATGGCATGTAATTGTATAAATTCTAATTGTAATAAATGTAATCATTTTGTAGCAACTCTATCAACTTCAATATCTGGCGGAAACTTGGTATTGCAGATTCCAGCTAATAACTATATAAATAATACAGAGGTATGTATAGCAATAGCTCAAGCAATTCCAGCAGGAACAACTGCGGCTATGCCAGTAGTCGTTCAGATTGGTACAGATGCAACATTGTATCCGTTGAGAACTAAGTGCGGACATAATGTATATGCGGACCAAGTAAGATGTAGACGAATTTATTGTACTAGAGTAGCAACTGATACTGCTTCATTTATTTATAATGGCAGATGTAATCTTCCTTGTACTGCTAATATAATGCCTGGGTCAATTCCAAATGTTCAGGTTACAACTGTATGATACGGAGGGAATAATCTATGAATTGTAAAGAATACATAGAGCATATAAGAGATGAATTGAAGGGTTCAATGTCATACTACTGGAAAGCTAAGGAAGCAAAGAAAGATAATGATACGGAAGCATTTAAGTATTTTTCAAAGCTTGCAGTAGATGAATATGAACATGCCGGAGTACTTTTTAAAATGTTAGATGAACATATTAAAAAGAAAACAGCAGATGATAAATATGAAGGAGTTTATAAGGATCTATACGAAATGAGTATAGAAGTCCTAAGAGAAGAGTATAAAGAGACAGAGGATTTAATTAAAAAGGCATAAGATTTTAAGATATGTAGGACAGTGTACTAAAAAACGAGTATACTGTCCTACTTTTTTATATACTTTTTAAGGTGTTATCAGCTTTTTATGATAAAGTATATTTTAAATAATTAAAGTTTCAAGCAATTTTCAGATTCCAACGACTGTTGAAAATTTAGGTATACATTAGGCAAAAAATTAGGTGTACATAGGGGTAAATTTTGGTATACATTGGGGTCGATTTGTCTAATGAAATTTTTGATTGAAAATTTGGGGTAAATTTTAGTTTAGTGGAAATTTTGGAGATTTTAGAATTGGGAAAATTTGGAAGAGTTAATAATTTATTCAAAATTTAATTTTAATAAAAGTATTGACAAATTCAGAAGTTAGCGGTATAATATGTATAGAGAATAAGGGAGGTAATTTATTGATGACAATTAAACAGTTGAGGTTATTAGCAGGCCTCACTCAAAAAGAGGCTGCTAGACTCATAGGGGTTAGCCCTGTGAGTCTGTGTAAATGGGAGCACGGTGTGTTTAAACCGACTCCTGAAAAAATAAAAAAAATTGCAGAGGTTTATGATGTTAAGTCCTCAGATATAGAGGACAGCTTGAAAGGAGATAATTGATATGTGTAGTGTAAAGGAAAATATCATAAGGTTTAGAGGAAGCAAAGAAAATGAAGGTTTATCTCTTCAAGAGATAAACAAAAAGATGCTCTTTAAATTTGAGGTACTGATTACCGAAGACGGTAATCGTATGCTTGTTATGCCGGCTGATATAGCAGGTATAAGAGGCAAAGTGACCATCTATATCAAAGTAGATGGGACAGCTTATAAAGCAGTACTTTCAGATGTGATTGAGTTGGTTGGTATCAAACCAACTTCTAAATCTGTAAGAGCTGAGGGCGAAACATTTTATGTATATAATGAATTAGGAACAGCTTCTAATAGCTCGGGATACAGAGCTGTTAAGGTGCCATACAGTGAAGCTGTATGGCAGCCTTATAAACATATGCTAGTAGCATATGCCTTCGGGTTGATCCGTTCACCATATGATGAATGTGTGATCAATCACATAGCATCTAGGAGCTATGGGGACAGCCTCGGGAACATCGAGGTTGTATCACAGTCCGACAACGTGTTGTGCGGACAGTTTGTAAATAAGGTAATGGGCGAATTTTCGTTCATTACATATATGAGTTTGTCGGCTAGACAGGCTCATATATTAAAACATTTCATCAAATCAATTCGAGAGCTAGTCTCTCGAATTGAGGAACTACCTACACAAGTAGGTAGTGAGTTTATATTGGATGATATCAGATATAAACTCTCTCCAGAGAGTATACAAATAAATTGCAAATTAAAGAATAGAGAATATGACAATCATATGCTGATTGTCATAGAAAGGAGTTTATATGAGAACTCCTAAAAATATTCCCTCAGTTCGTAAGGAATTGAGGGAACGTAGAATAATTAAAAATTTAAGCCAGAAGGAACTGGCTCACTCGGCGAACATTTCTCCAAGTTATGTTAGCTTGATTGAGTCAGGGAAGGCAGAACCGAGTAATTCGGTTCTGAAGATACTGTGTACAGTCCTTGGAATAGAGGACTGGAAGAGTCTAATAATAGAGAGATAGCTTAAGGCTATCTCTTTTTTTGCTTCAATTTGAAACATGTATGATTATATAAATAATCAAGGAGATAGCATTGAGCTATCTCTTTTTTTGCTTCAATTTGAAACATGTATACGTATATAAACTTATATACAGTTGTATTAAGCAAATTCATAATTAATAATTTAAAATATATTGACAAAAGATAAAAAACGCGTTAACATGTAAATATAAAGCTGGAAGGAGGTTACGCCTTTGGCGATCAACAAAATATATAATAATCCTGCTGATTTGCAAGATGTCATGGAAAAATATATTGCATCTTGTAAGGTTAGGAGCACTGTTAAATTGAGAGACCCAGAGGCGGGAGACTACCTCGAAGATATAAAAACAGTTGCAGGCTCTGCAGCAATCATATGGGTTAAAGCTCCATCGGTCAACGGATTCTGTAACTTTGCACAGATTAGCAGACAGACTTATTATAATTACAGAAATCAAGCAGGATATGACGAAGTTTGTCAGGAATTTGAATCAATCTGCGACGAAGCAGATATGGATTCTCAATATAATAAGGAAGCTCAACGTGGGGCACAGTGGAGATTACAGCTCCGTGGATATGAAACAGACAAAGAGAGAGAAGAGCGTCTAACACTTGAGCAGGCTCGAGAAATTAAAAGAGAAAAGCATCAAGCAGAGATGAAAACTTTAGAAATAAAGAATAAACTGCTTGAGTTGCAACTTGATAAAGCAAAGTCAGGGGAGGTTGACCCATTAATTACTCAGTTAATTAAGAGTATAGGCTGGGGTGAAACAGATGGCTAACCTTGCAGAAATTAAGAGTAGGCTTGATAGTAGTTTATATGATGAAGCAGTTAAATTTCTAGATGATCAATTAATTGAAAATGTAGATACTGTAACATTAATAGGATTACTTAATAAGTTTACAGCATTACAAGTTAAATTTTTACTTGCAACAGATAGAAAATTTAATATATTATCTGGTTCAGTTCGTTCAGGTAAAACATACATAACATTGTTTAAATTTGGGCTTAAGATAATAAACAGTCCAAAGAATAGTGTATGGCTGATGTCAGCTCATACAGTTACATCATTAGAGCGCAACTGTTTGAAGCTAATGGAGGAATTCTTCGGGAAGGATAACTTCAAGTATAGTGTAAATGCAAAGCATGCAACATTATGCGGACGTGAAATATATTTAGAAGGAGCTCCTAACGAAGCGGCCAAGAAACAGATTCAAGGTATGACATTGGATGGGGCATATCTTGACGAAGCTCAGAATATGCCTCAGTCTTTTGTAGATATGGTAGTAACTCGTATAAGTAAATCTAATTCGTTTATTTATATGACTTGTAACCCTGAGCATCCTAAACACTGGCTATATGTAGACTACATAATAAATGATGATATAGCAGCAGAGAGATATTATTATTTGTTCCTTGTAACAGATAATAAATTCCTTCCTAAGTCTTATATAGACATGCTAAAGAAGAAGTTTGTAGGTGTCTTCTATCAACGCATGGTATTAGGAGAGTGGAAGGCCTCTGATGGAGTAGTATTTGCACAATTTGCAAATAATACAAAATCATATATAGTTAATAACATAAATGAAAATGATATTGACTATATTATATTAGGGCTTGACTTTGGTGGCAATAAATCAAAGACAGCTATGATTGCTACTGCATTTCTAAAGAATAGAAACGATGGTATAGTAGTTATTAAATCCAGTCAGATGCCTGGAGGAAAAGGTGAAATAAAACCAGAGGACGTATCAAAATTCTGCATAAACTTTTATGTAGAATTAACTTCAGTTTTTAGTAAGTGTAGAATTCCGTATTTATTCTGTGACTCAGCTGAACAATATATGATAAACGGTATAAGAGCAGAGTTCAGAAGACAGGGCATAAATATAAAAATAGGTGATGCTCTAAAGGTAAAAATAATAGACCGTATAAGGTTTGTTTCAGGTTTATTTGGATTGAATAAAATCCAAATATTTAATACTTGTGATAATCTAATAAATTCTTTGCAAGAGCTTGTCTGGGATGACAAAGCATTAGATGATTCATTACTTGATAATGGAACAACTGACAATGATTCTTGGGATGCTTTTTCATATACATTCGAGAGATATATGAACTTATATAAGTGAGGTGAATTACTTGTTAGATATATTAAAAATGGCTCAATGGATAGCATCAAACATCAATACTCAGGTCAATCAGTTCGATTATAGTTATTATTCATTGATTGATAGCTGGAAGAATTGGTATAGGGGTGATATACCTGAATTTCATGAATATAAGTTCTATAACGGTATAGATACAGTTGAATGTGAAAGAGCAAAGCTTCATATGGCCAAGCAAGTCTGTGCAGATAGTGCAGCAATGGCATTTAATGAAAATGTAATAATCAATATTTCAGATGAAGAGTCTAATAAATTTATTCAAGGATTTGACCAGTCTGGCGGAGTACTTGGAGAGAATAACTTCTGGGAGAATGCAACTCAGTTATATGAAGGAAGTGTATGTGCATTAGGAACTGGTGCATTAGAGGTATATTTAGAAAACATGTCAGTAGTTGAGGGAACTACTCGTATAATACCTTCTACTGATACTAAAATTAAAATAGGGTTTATTAAGGCAGATCATATTCTGCCATTATCATTTGAAAATAAGATAATTAGTGAAGTATGCTTTATAAATGAAGTAACAATCAACGGTGAAGATTACATAGACCTTAGATTACATTTAAAATCAACAGATAATAAATATATAATTCTAAATCGTAGAGTAAGAACAGATGAGCATGGAAACCTGGAGGAAAGCTTGGTAGATTCTAAACTTGTTACAAGCTTTGAAACTGGATCAAGCATTCCTTTCTTTAGTATTATTAAAACCGCATATGTAAATAACTTTGATTTAGTGGGTAATAATCCATTAGGAATATCAATATATGCAAATGCGATTGATATACTAAAAAGTTGTGATTTAGCTTATGACACTTTGCAGAACGAAGTGTTACTAGGTCAAAAGTTCATATTCTTGAATAAGTCTATGTTAGACATGGATGACCAAGGTAAGTTGAGAACTCCTTATGATGTAAGACAGAGGTTATTCCAGTTTATAGGAGATGAAGCAACTGTTCAGGAGAATAACTGGGTTCATGAATTTAGTCCTACATTAAGAACAGAGGAACTTACTTGTATATTAGAAAAACAATTAGATTATCTGTCAGCTAAAGTAGGATTAGGGGATCACTTCTATAAATTTTCAGATGGTTCAGTAGCTAAAACAGCAACAGAAGTTATTGCTGAAAATAGTTCAGCATTTAGAAATATAAGAAGGGCTCAGCTAAGTATAGAACAAGCGCTATTGAAGCTTGTTAAAATTATTCTATATTGTGGTAAAACATTCTTAGAAGTGAATGTAAATCCAGAAACTGATGTAAGTATACAGTTCGATGCTTCTATAATAGAGAATAAAGAAACTGTAAGACAGAGGGACCTTGAGGAAGTAAACTTGGGTATAATGTCAAAAGCAGAGTATAGATCAAAGTATCACGCTGAGAGTATTGAACAGGCTAATAAAGCCATAGAAGGGATAAATACAAATATAAATTAAGTCTTGTCAGCTGACGTTTAAATGCTGACACGTCTAGACAGTGAAGTCATTTAAAACTCGATGAATTACGGAGGTAAATATGAAACTTGATGAACTATTGAAAGACAAGCCTGATATTCTGGCATCAGTAAACGAATCAATTGAAGCTTATAATAATTCAATTGAGGACAAGTCTAAAAAGGTTAAATTCGTAGACTTGTCTGAGGGTGGATACGTTGACAAGGATAAGTATAATACAATGGAAACAAAGTATAATGATATTAATTCTAAGTATACTACTTTGTCAACTGAGCACTCTACAGCTAGTAAGAATCTTGAGACAGCTAATAAGAGTCTAAAGGACCTACAGACTAAGTATGATACAGATATCAAGAACGCTAAAGATTCCGCTTCAGCAAAGGTTATTGAAATCGCAATCAATAATGCAATTTCTAGTCTAGGTATTAAAGATAAGGTAGTAGAGGCGGGAGTTAGGGCAAGCATCGATACAAAAAAGATTACAGTTGATGATAACCTTAATATACAGGGGCTTGATGATCAAGTAGCATCTATTAGGGAAGAGCATAAAGAATTATTTACTGGAAGTGTAATTAAAGTAAATACAGGAACAAATCCAAATACTACAAGTGGGAAAAAACAATATTCATCTTTGGATGAAATAAGTAAGCTTTCTGTTCAGGAATTTAACTCAGATAAAGCAAATATACTTGAACAGATTAATAAACTATCTAAGAAATAAAGGAGAAATTTGGTATGGCAGTTAATAATTTTAAGAGTAAGCTTTGGGCAACTATGATTTTGGCCTCTCTGCAGAATAAGTCTGTAGCTGAGTGGTTCGTAAATCATAACTATGAAGGAGAGATTAGACAGCAGGGAGATACTGTTAACATTAATATTCTGAATGATGTTACTGTTAGAGATTATGTTCCTTCTAATGATATTACTTATGATGACCTTGATACTACTCTGGCTCAGCTGGTAGTTAACCAGGCTAAGTATTGCGCAATTAAACTCGATGATGTGGATAAGGTTCAGGCAGCTGGAGAGCTGATTG